GCTACTGCTGCATACCATACAGTAGGAACTCCTCTTGTTGGTGCTAACCAAATCAAGGCAAATGAAAAGATTATCACAATAGATGATCTACTAATTGCACAGAGTTTTATCGCAAATATAGATGAACTCAAGAATCATTATGACGTAAGAGCTACTTACGCTGATGAGTTAGGTAAGGCTCTCGCTAAAACCTATGATGAAAACGTAGCCAAGCAAATAGCTAATGCGAGTCGTGCTTCTGCTACTCTTAGCGGAGGTAACGGTGGTATTGTATTAACTCTTGCTTCTGGTAACACTACTTCTTCTGCTGTCTCAGGTGATGAAATAGCTGCTGCTATTTATGATATTGCACAGACAATGGATGAAAGAGACATTCCTCCAACAGATCGTTTCTGTGTACTACCACCTGCTGAGTATTACAAGCTTGCTGAGTCTGCTACAAGAACTGTAGATACAGATTTCAACCCACAAGGTAACGGTTCGTTTGCTTCTGGTAAGGTACAACAGGTTGCTGGCATCCCAATTATGATGTCAAACAACGTACCTCAGTCAAACAGATCTGCTGCTTCTGGTGAGAACAATGCTTACAATGGTGACGATAGTAAAACTATTGGTCTTGTCTTCCACAAGTCTGCTGTTGGTACAGTAAAACTTATGGATATGACTACTGAGATCTCTGGTTCTGACTACGGAATTATGTATCAAGGTACATTAATGGTTGCTAAGTATGCTCTTGGTCATGGAATCCTAAGACCAGAATGTGCTGCAACAATTAAACTTGCTGCTTCTTAATTTCAATTTATAGGGTATCTTATTATTAGATACCCTTTTTTTATTGCCATGTATCATTCATCAAAGAAAAAGAAAAAAAAGAAAGGTGGGAGGGATTCTCTTAAAATAAAAAAGTATTAAACAATGACTGTAGCTGCAACCACTGAACTTGAAGCTGTCAATATAATGATGGCTGCTATAGGTGAAACACCTATAAATACTTTGTCAGGAACATTACCTGCTGATGCTGTCATTGCTCAATCTACCCTGGCTGAAATAAATAAAGAGGTACAATCTGAAGGTTGGTCATTTAATACAGAAATAGATGTAATACAATCAAGAGATTCTAGTAATAACCATATAAATATAGGTAATGATGTTTTAAGAATCGATCCAAATATTCATCAACACCCAACAATAGATGCAGTACAACGTGGATTAAAACTTTATGATCGACAAAATAATAGATATGAATTTGATGAAGACTTAACTTGTACTGTTGTATATTTTAGAACCTTTGCTGAAATACCAGAACAGGCCAGAAGATACATAACTATTAGGGCAGCTAGATTTTTTGTAGATAGATTAGTAGGAGATGAAGGCTTGAGAACTTATACAAAACAAGATGAAATTAAAGCAAGAGCTATTCTTGTTGAAACAGATTTAGCTAATGCAGATCACAACCTATTGAGAGGTGATCCTTCTCTTACAAGTGTATTTGATACATATAGCCCTTCAAGTGCTTTAATTAGATAATTATGGCTGTCATTTCAAGAGCTATACCTACTTTATTAAGAGGTATATCACAATCATCTGACTCTTTAAAACAACCAGATCATGCTGACATACAAGATAATGCTGACAGCAATCCAGTTTTAGGTCTTAGAAAACGATCAGGTTTTAATTATTTATCAAGTATATCTTCTTCAAGTCTTGGTAATGTACATATTCAAACTATTAATAGAGATGCAACCGAAAGATATGTAGCTGTATTTAGTAATGGTAATGTACAAGTTTTTGATTTAGCAGGTAATTCTATTAATGTAAATAAACCTGACGGAACTTCTTATCTAAGTACTAATAATCCTAGAAGTGTTATAAAAACTGTTACTATTGCTGATTTCACTTTTGTTGTAAATACAAGTATTGTGACAAAAATGGATACTGATTCTAGTTCTTATACACAAGATGTTCTTAATAATCAAACTGTAAGTTTAGAACATCAAGCAATCATATTTATTAATCAAGCCACAGCAAAAACAACTTATTCTGTAACTGTAGATGGTGTTACAGTCACAGATAATACAGATGGAGATTCTACTTTAAGCACTACAACAATAGCTGCTGATTTAAAAACTGGACTTGAATCTGGACTTACTGGTTTTACTATTAATCAAAATGGTCCTGTTTTATGGATTAGAAAGAATGATGGTACAAATTTTGATATAGATGGAAACGATACGCAAGGTAATACTAAGATGTCTATATTTAAAGATTCAGTACAAAGGTTTACTGATTTACCAACAGTCGCACCCAATGGTTACATCATAGAAGTTAAAGGAGATGATGATACTAATTTTGATAATTACTACGTTAAATTTGTAAGCAATAATGGAGGACTATTTGAAGAAGGGCAGTGGGAAGAAACTGTAAAAGCTGGCATACCTTTTAAATTTGATTATGATAAAATGCCACACGTTTTAGTAAGACAAGCTGATGGTGAGTTTAGATTTGCAAGAGTTGATGGTGGCAATTATGGAATATCAACTTTACAATCTAACGCTACATATACCTCAACAACTGGCAGTAATTTAGTTACCATAACAAAAACTAATCATGGTTTTGCTACAGGTGATTTAGTTAATGTAGTTAAAGTAAATGGTACTTTAAATAGTGGACAATTTATTGTTAATAGGGTTGATGCTAATACTCTTAGTTACGTTACAACTACCAATGAAGGTGCTAATACGAACGCTAGTTGTACGATAGGTCAAGGTTTTTCTATACCTCAATGGGGTGAAAGAACTGTAGGTGATTTAGTATCTGCACCAAACCCTTCTTTTATTGGAAATCCAATTAATAATGTATTCTTTTTTAGAAGCAGATTAGGGTTTTTAGCAGGTGACAATGTAATTCTTTCAAGAGTATCAGAGTTCTTTAACTTTTTTCCTGAGACTGTTATTTCTGTTTTAGATAATGAACCTATAGACGTAGCAGCATCACATACAAAAGTTGCTAATTTAAAAAGTGCAGTCACTATGGGAGAAAAACTTATATTATTTAGTGACCAAACTCAATTTGTATTAGCAAGTTCAGCAGAAAATCTTACACCTAAAACAGCTAACATAATAGTTGCAACTGAATTTGAAAGTAGTTCTGCTGCACAACCTGTAGGGTCTGGTACTTCTATTTATTTCTTAACTCAAAAAGGGTCGTTTGCTGGTATTAGAGAATATATAATTCAAGGTGAAAGTCAAGTAAAAGACGCAGCAAACATAACGATCCATGTACCAAGACTAATACCAAGTAATATTTATAAAATGGCAGTATCAAATAATCAGGATATTCTTGTTTTATTAGGTTCAGACAATCCAAATAAATTATATTTATATAGATGGTTATATGGTGCTGATGGACAGAAAGCTTTAAGTAGTTGGTTTACTTACACAATAAATAGTAATAGATCAATTTTAAATGTAGATTTTATTGGTACAGATTTAATAACAGTTATTGAAGAAGCTAATAAAGTAACTTTAGAAAAGATACCATTTGAGACTGAATTTACAGAACCTAATGCTACCTTTGAATATCATTTAGATCATAAAGTAACTGAAGCAACTACAGGAGTTTCAGTTGCATACAACGCCAGTACTGGATTAAGTACCTTTACAGTGCCTTATAGATTGAGAGCTACTATGAATATTATTGGCCGCTATTTAGCTAGTGGAGAAACAAGTACATATGTAGATGGTAACGGTACAACTCAAACATTAAAGGCAGGTCAACAAATACAAACCACTAATACTACTAATGGATCTACTTCTACAATTACAGCTACAGGAGATTTTAGAAATAGTAAATTTATTATTGGAGAACCTTATGAAATGCACTATCGCTTTAGTAAACAAAGGCTAACAGAACAAGGTGCAGGTTCACCAGAATACATAGGAGGTCGATTACAATTGCATCATTTTTATATTAAATACGAAGATGCTGGTTTTTTTAAAGTAGAAGTAACACCAGAAAATAGAAGCACATCAACCTATGAATTTACAGGTAATTTATTAGGATCAGGTTCAGCTACTATAGGACAAATAAATTTAGATACAGGAACTTTTAGAGTACCTATTATGAGCAAATCAGACAGAGTAGATATAGATGTAAAGAACAATACTTTTTTACCTACAAGATTAGCTAGTGCAGAATATGAAGGAGTATTTCACATGAGGAGTAGAAGAATATAATGGGATATTTAAGGAAATCAAATATCAAAGATTTTAAATATGTAGTAGATAACATGAGAGTTATGGATAAGATTGAAGCCTTATATCAAACAGGCTTGAGTCCAGAAGATGCTCTTAGTTATACTTTCTTAGGTAGTAAAACTAATATGACTGTTGCTGATGATAACGACCAACCAATAGGTTTATGTGGTGTACAAAAAGATGGTTGTATATGGTTTGTTGCTACAGATGAATTGTTTGATAATAAAAAATATAGAATACAATTAATAAGACAGGGCAAAGAATGGGTTGATAATCTACTTGAGTCTTATAAAATACTTTATAATTATGTATATGCAGAAAACACTTCTGCTATAAAATGGTTAAAAGCTCTTGGGTTTACATTTGTAAAGCTACATGAGAGTTATGGTTATCAAAAAAAACCTTTCTACGAATTTCTGAGGATCGCCTAGATGTGTGTTGCAGCATTTCCAGCAATAGGAGGACTAGCAGCAGGTACGCAATCAGCGTTATTCGCAGCAGGTTTAGGTCTTACTGCTGCCAATGCTTTTGCTCAAAGGTCTGCTGCTCAAAGTGCAGCCAATCAAGCTTATAATCAAGCATTAATAGCTCAACAATCAGCAGAAGATTCAAAAAGATTACAACAACAAGCATTAGCAGAACAAAAATCAGAAACAGAAAAATCTAAAGCACAAGATATATTTGCAAAAAATATTGAAGCTTTGCAAGCAAGTCGATCTATAATAGCTTCAGAACAGGCAGGTACAACTATAGGATTATTATTAATGGATCAAGAAAGACAGGCTGCTAACTATAGAGAATCAGTAAATCAATCATTAGAATCATTTAGAAGACAATACGATAGAAATATACTTGCAACTGAAGCAGATTATAAAAATCGAATAAATCAATTACAAAGTAATGTAAATCAAGCTTATAATCAAATCCCTTCTTTAGCGACTACTTTGCTTAATGTGGCTAGTCAAGGAATTTCAAGTTACGCACAATTAACAGCATGACCTCAAGTTTTCAAAGTACAGCTTTTGAATCCTCTGCAAGACCTGTAGATACTTTTGTAGCACCTCCTGGTGTCTTACCTAAAACAGGCATTATGGCATTAGCTGAAACACTACAATCTATAAATCCAGCAATACAAACTTTTTTAAATGTACGTTTAGAAAAAACAATAGAAAAAGAAGAAGCAGAAGGTACGGAACTTGCAATAGAAGATGCTGTTACGAATTTTAAACCTATTGTTAAAAATATAAAAAAAACTAATGGTGAAGATGCTGCTAGAAGACTTATCGGTGGAAGTATTTTTGCTGATCGTGCTTATCAAAAAACTAAAGCAGAGATTTTAGGTAGTAATTTAAAAAGCACCTTATCAAATAGCTATTCGACAACACAAATAAATGGTAAATCTTTAAATGCTTTTTCTCTCGAATCACCAGAATTTCAATCTTGGTTAGAAAGTGAAAAATCAAAAGTTGTAGATCAGTTAAGTGACATAAATCCTGTTTATGCAAATAAATATTTTTTACCAAAATTAGCAGAAACTACTGCTTTTATTACTTCAAGTCATGTGCAACGACATCAAGAATATAATCTTGAAAAACTTAAAAACCTAGCTGTTCCTTTAGTTAAAGGATTAATAGTAAGTGATGATGATACAGATTTACAATTAATTTCTAATTTTGAACAAAGCATGAACGATTTAGGTCTTGTTACAAAAGACAGAAGTGAATTAAACAAAACTATAGTTGATATTCTTATTGACCAAGCAGAAGCAGTTGGGCTTTCTGGTGGTGGTGATATAGAAGGTGCTGAAGACATTTTAGATATAGCTAAACAGTTTCCTTATGGAGTTGAGGGTAAATTAAATCTTACTGCACACCCTGATTATCAAGGCAGAGTAAATGATTTAAAAAAATCAATTAATAATTATGTTTATGAATATGAAAGACGCAGACAAATACAAAAAGAAAGAGATAAAAATGACGAAATAATAAACACTATTCGTCAGTTTGCAGAAACAGGAGATGCAAGTTTAATTAGCGGATTACAAAAAAAATATGTATTAGACGCTGCAAAAATTGGTACTGCTGCGGTTGCTTTAGATGGCACAACATTAGAAAGGTCTGCACAGCTTGAAACAAACATAATTATTGGTAGGTATGAATCTGTACAAGATGCTGGTTTGGCAGCTTTGCAATGGTATCAAGATTCACGAACACCAAAAACAGTAGCAAACAGAAACAGACTAACTCAGTTATTAGATACTGCTGAATCTGTAGAAAGGGGTGATTATACAGAAATCAATAAAGGTCTTACAGAACTATTAGGGCAACTAAAAGGTGAATTTAGTGGTAGTGAATTTATTATTTCTAATACAGGACAGTTAAATGATAATGGTTCTCGTAAAGTTACCGATTTCTATAACAAAGCAAAATTAGAACTATATCAATATCGTCTAAGTGAAGAAGGTCGTAATGCAACAACTTTAGATATTATTACTAAGATCGAAGAAGTTAAGAGTAAATATATTGAACAAGCAAGGAAGCTAACAGGTGGAGCTTTTAAATCAGGTAAAGATGATGATAAAGATGGAGAAAAAGGAAATGATTTAAGTGATATTGAAGGTGATGCTAATAGTGATGTTGAAGCTGGTGCATTTACACCATCTACCCCAGAAGATGAAGCAAGAGAACGCAAACTAAATCAAACAGAGAAGTTAGATGAAATATTAAAAGGAGTAGATAAAACTAAAAAAATATCACAACCAAAAATAAATGAAATGTTATTAGCTGTAGGATTTACACCAGAACAAGCAAAAATTATGGCTGCTGTAGCTATGGCAGAGTCAGCAGGTGATCCTATGATTGATACTGTGAAGTCTGGTTTAGACCCAGAAAAGAAAAATGAATTTTCTATAGGTCTTTTTCAGTTAAATATGATTGATGCGTTTTTAGAAGAAAGATTGAAATTATTTGGGATAGAATCGACAGATGAATTATATGACCCTATTGTTAATGTAATAGCAGCTAAACGTCTATACGATCAACAAGGGTTTGGTGCTTGGAGTGCTTATAACAATGACTCCTACAAAAAGTTTTTAACTGACTAACATGACAGACTCAAACCCAATAGTTCGTTTTCGTAAAAACAGACAAGAAGCTGGTAAGAAGTTTCGAGAAAAACTAAAAAAAAATGAAAAGATAATAAAACAAACTACTAGCTCTAAAATTATTAGAGGTGCATTATCTGGTCCTTTAAAAGCTGTAAATGAAACTGTTGAATTTGTAGATGATATTTATGATTACGCTGTAGGTAATCCATACGATAATAATGAACTTATAGATCTACAAGGATTAGGTCTTGAAATTAAAGGTGATAAAGAAGATTGGGCTTATACAGTACCACAGGCTATAACACAGTTTTTGCTACCTGCTAGTGCTATTAGTAAAGGATTAAAAGGTACAAAGCTAGTAGGAATGGGTAATGCTTGGACTAGAAATGCTGTTGCAGGTTTTATTACTGATGCTGTTGTTCAAGATCCTTATGAAGAAAACTTGTTCAATATGATTGACAAGCACCCAAGACTTGCAACCCCTATTAGTGAAGTATTAAAGGCAAAGACACCAGAAGAAATAAGTGTAGCTGAAGCACGTTTTAGACAGGCAAGTGGTGGCTTATTAGCAGGTGAAGCTCTTACTGCTTTAGGTCTAGGTGTAAAAGCTATAAAGAAAACACCTGAGTTATATGAAAGAGTAATCAATAGATTATCAAGAAGAGATGAAATATTAATGACAGATAATGTTGTTGATAATCTTGGTGATGAAATCATTAATGATCTTAACCTTCCTAACAAAGTTGTTAAAGATGGTGACAAAGTAGAAACTACATTTAATCCTAAATTTACAGGTGGTGGTGATCCTGACGTACAGGAACTTGTTTTAAAAAGAGCAGACGAATTAAAAAGATTAGATGCTAATAATGCTTGGCCTTATAAAAGAACTTTTGCTGATATGGTTAAAAGTGCAAACGATCTATTACCAGCAGAAGTTATTGAATCTGCAAGATTATTTAATGCTACATATGGCAGAAGTGGAGAAGAAGACTTACCTGCAACATTGATTGCAATGAATCAACTAATGAATAAAAACGCTATTAATTTAGCTTCATTAGCAAAATCAATGGACGAAAGTTTAGCTGCTGGAAACAAAGCAGGGTTTCAAGAATTAAAAGAACAATTTGTTACTGAAGCAAAAGTATTAGATGGTCTTATTAGTCTTAACAAACCACTTAAAACAATACCTGCACAAACATTAGCTGCTAACAGGGCAGGTGGTGGAGTTGGTAAAGTAGCAGCTACAGTAGAAGATTTAAAAGGTAGAACACCAACAGAGAAAGCAATAGATCAAGCTACTGATATTAGAGGAACAGTTAAAGAACCTACAGATCCATTAGCTGAATTTTCATTAGAAGAAATACTAAATGCTGCTGAACAAGGCGATAAAGCGTCATTAAAAAAATTAAGACTAATTACCAAGAAACTACAAGCTGCACAAGGTAATCCTCAAGCCTTACAAAAAATGGCTAGTGAAAGCAGAATAATGAGAGGATTAAAAGTACAAAATGAAATATTTATAAACTCAATATTATCTGGACCAGAAACACACGCTGTAAACATTCTATCTACTTCTTTAAATACTTTAGCTAGACCATTAGAACAAACACTTGGTTCTTTTGCTCAAGGTGATATGACAGGTGCTATTAGAGGTGGTAAAGAGCTTTATTATTTAATGTCATCTATTACTGACTCTTTAAAAGCTGCAAAGCTATCTTTTCAAATTGAAGATAATATTGTAAACCCTAGTGCAATGATTCAAGAAGCTGATCGTTTTCAAATAAGAATGGAAGGAGATGGTCTTTTAGCAAATATTATTAATACTTATGGAAATATTGTTCGATTACCTAGTCGCTTCTTACTTGCAGAAGATGAATTTTTTAAGCAATTAAATTTTAGAGCTTATGTAAAAGCAAGTGCTTGGGAAAATGGCATGAGAAAAGGTTTGCAAGGTGCTGATTTAGAAAATTATATACAAAGACAATTTGATGGCACTATTGAAATTGTGAACAAGAACAGCATGGCAAATGTTAAAGACAAGTCTGTTTTAGAATTATTTGATAAAGCACAACAATATGCTGCTGAAACTACATTTACTGCTGATTTACCAGAAGGTAGTTTAGGTGGTGCAATACAAGGAATAGCAAGACACCCAGTAGGTAGAATAGTTTTCCCATTTGTAAGAACACCAATTAATATATTTAAAGCACAGGTAAGAAGAACTCCTGGCGTTAATAGATTACTTAAAGAATACAGAGAAGCATTAACAAGCCCAGATCCATCTGTAGTAGCAAGAGCAAAAGGCGAATCAATACTTGGTGGTTCTATATGGGCTATAGCAGGTCTTACAGCTTTTGCTTTTAATGATCCTATGTCTGAGTTAGCAATAACTGGTGGTGGTCCTTCTGATTACAATCTGCTTAATCAAAAACGTGCTACAGGTTGGCAGCCTTATAGTTTTAGATTTCTTTTAAGAGATGAAAATGGTAATGTACGCATGGGTAAAGATGGTAAACCTAGATATAAATATGTCACTTTTAGAAGGTTAGATCCGTGGTCTTCTTTTCTTATGATGGCTGCTGATGCAGCAGCTATTACAGGCAGTCTTAGTAAACAAGATCGTGATGATTTTGGTGTTGCTGCTGCTGTTGCATTAGGTCGTAATATTACAAACAAAACTTATTTACAAGGTATTACTGAACTCGCTGATTTATTAGGTAAGCCTTATAAATTAGAAAGTTGGCTTGCTAGAAGGGCAGCAGCTACCGTTAATCCTTTTAGTGCTTTTGGAAGATCAGTAAAAAGAAGTGGTTTAACAACTAGCTATGGTCAAATACCAGCAGATCAAAGAATTTTAGATAAAAAAGTAAGGGCAGGTGATGATGGAATGGTAGTTCTTAGAAAGTTTCATAATGAATTAGCAGCAACAATACCTGCTTATAGTGGTGGTTTAAGACCAATGAGAAATTTTATAACTGGTTCTGTTATTGAATATCCTGTAGGGTATGGTCCTGATACTATGAGTATTCTTAATCCTATAAAAGAAACAAATAGTGTAAACAATACTGTTCTTACAACCCTTGATGAAATTGGTGCAAGAATAACACAACCTTCAGATGAATTAAATCTTGGAAGGCTACCTAGTGGTCAACCGATAGGAAGTGGGATAGAACTAACTTATGACGAACATCTTGATTTAATTGAAGAAACTGCTTTTGTAAAAATTAATGGTATAACTATGGTACAAGCTTTGCATAACAGAATTCAACAAAAAGATTTTCAAGGATTAATGAAAAGTGTAAGAGGTGAATTAATAGAACAAAATAATATGGATATAGAAGTTAAAGCACAAGAAGCTAATAGAGATTTAGCCGAAGATATATTAAGAGATATTGTAAATAAATACAAAAGGGCTGGTAAAAAAGTTTGGTTAAGTAAAAATCCAGAACGTGAACTAGAATATAAACAGTTGCAATCTGCCATAAGGCAAGAAGCCAACAATGACATTATTGAAGGTTTTAACCAACTAAATTAACTATGGCTTTTAATACAGTACCTTCAAAACAAACTCATTCAGCAACTAATAATAGCAGTGGCAATACTTCTGGTCCTTATGCAATTTCTTTTGATTATTTAGATCAAGCAGATATACAAGTTACTGTTAATGGAGTTTTAAAAACAAGAAATACACATTATACATTTCCTACAAAAGCACAAATAGAATTTACTGCTAATAACTTTCCAACATTAAATGAAGTTATAGAAATCAAAAGAAATACTAACATAACACTACCTAAAGTAGATTTTGAAGACGGTTCTGTATTAACTGAATCTGATTTAGACAACAACAGCAAGCATATTTTATTTGGTATGCAAGAAACTAAGTCAGATGTGGAAAGTCTTATTAGTACTTTTGTTAGCTCTTCTGCACCTACTGACGTAAGTAATGGTGCTAGATGGTTTGATACGGTGTCTGGTCGTACTTTTGTTTATTATGTTGATACTGATTCTGCACAATGGATAGAAGCTAATCCACCTTTTGGTGTTGGTGATTTATCTAACGTAAACATATCAAACCTTACTAACGCTAATATTGCTACTAATGCAGCAATAGCACAATCTAAATTAGACTTATCTATAACTAATTCTGAAATAAATAGTAATGCAGCAATAGCAAAATCTAAGCTTGCAAATTTAGATATAGTTAATGCTGATGTTAATGCAAGTGCAGCTATAGATGCTTCAAAAATTGTTTATGCTAATTCAGCAAGTGGTGGTCAAGTACGAACTCTTGAATCTAGATTAGATAGTATAATTAACATTAATGACTTTATTCCTGCTGGTACAACTACAAGTACTACTAACTGTGCTGGATTTATAAACAATGCGATAAATGCTTTACCAGCAACAGGAGGTAAAATTATATTTCCTTCAGGACTTTATAAATTAACTTCTGCCATAACTATTACTAAAAACGCTGTTGTTCTTGAAGGAGCTTGCGGAATGGTTGTAAATAGTGATAACTACGGAGCTAGATTTAAAAGAGATGATAACGATAATAATACTTTTATAAGTATTACAAATGCAAGATCAATAGAAATAAGAAATATTGGATTTATTGGTGGAACCGTAAATAACCAAAATACAGGAGGAGCAGGGGTAAAACCTCCTAATGGTGCAATTCATGTTGTTGCTCAACCAGGTACGCAAGAACATATATACGAAAATCTGCACTTTCATGGTATAACTTTTTGCATGAATTTTGATGGATTAAGTTCATCAATGATTAGAAATTGCAAGTTTAGATCTATTCCAGAAACTTCTTCTGGCGAAAGTCATGTTATTAAATTACATGGCAGTAGTTCTACTGACCGTATAGATCAAATTAGAATTGTTGATTGCATTATTGATGGAAGTCCAGCCGCAGGAATAAGTGTTGGTGCTGATTGGGGTGCTGGTACTGCATACGGAGTAGGAAATAAAGTTCTTAATGACAGAGAAAGGGTATATGAATGTATATCAGCTGGAACCGCAGCTAGTTCTGGAAATGGGCCTACTGGCACTGGACAAAGTATTAGTGATGGTAGTGTGACATGGAAATGGATAGGTAATAAAATTAACCAATCAGTAAGAGGTGTTTATATTGATGCTGATGTTAGTACTGTTTTTATTTCAAGAACCTCTGTTATAAGATGTAGAGATAACTATTATGTAACTGGTACTTGGGATGGTAACTTTATAAACTTTGAAAATGCTGAAGCAGAAAGGGCTGCTTATGATGGATTTAATATAAATGGTACTGGTAATTTTATAACAATAGCCGACTGTTTTGCTGGTACTAACTACGATCAAGGTATAAATATAGGTACGTCACAAAATTCAACAGTACAAATTTCTAATGTTAACGCCAGAGATAATAGAAAAAACGGAATATTAATCAATTCTCCAACACAAAATGTAAGCATTTCAAACCCTACTATTGGTGGCAATGGATCTTCTCAATCAAACTATTATCATGGTATAAGTATTGCTTCTTCTACTAATCATGTTTATATATCAGGTGGTAAGTGTGGTGGTGGCACTGTTGATTTAAGTGGTACTGGTCCTCAAAAATATGGTATTCAAGTGAATGGTAATAACCACGATCATATAGTAATTATTGGTGTTGATGTTTCTGGAAATCAAACAGGTGGTATTGAGTGGTTAACTGATAATGGAAGTGGTAATGTTAATGCTAGTAACGATAATTTTATACAATTCTGTGCTGGCTATTCTACTGGTCAGACTACATTCCCTTAAATTATTATGGCTCTTGACTTTCCTTCTAGTCCTTCAGTAACAGACATACATAATGCTGCTAATGGTCTGCAATATGTTTTTGATGGTGTTAAATGGGTATCACAAGGAAAGTATGATACAGGTACTATAAATGCACAGAAATTAGATAATATTTCTAGTAATTTCAATGGTGTATTAACTACTTTTAATTTAAAAGTTGATAACATTACTGTTAAACCAGCTAGTGCTGAATCTCTACATATCGTATTAGCAGGTCATCTACAAGAACCTTCTACTGCTTATACGATAAATTCTGTAAACGGTACGATAACTTTTGCTTCTGCTCCCAGCAATGGCACTGCTTTCTTTGGTGTTGTCTTATCAAGATTGCCTTTGGCAGATACAACTGGTATAAGCACTATTACAAATGCAAATGTAGCTGCTAACGCTGCTATAGATGGAACAAAAATAAATCCTAACTTTGGTAGTAATACAATAACAGGTGTTACTACAACGCAGAGTGCAACTGACAATACAACTAAATTAGCCTCTACTGCCTTTGTACAAACTGCTATATCAAACCTAGTCGATTCTAGTCCTGACGCATTAAATACACTTAATGAATTAGCTGCTGCTTTAGGTGATGATGCTGATTTTTCTACAACTATAACCACTGCTTTAGCAGCAAAAGCACCTTTAAATAGTCCTACCTTTACTGGTACTGTTTCTGGTATTTCTTATAACGACTTAGATAATTTACCTACTATTCCTTCACAATTAACAACAGAACAGGTACAGGATATTGTAGGAGCTATGGTCACTGGTAATACTGAAACAGGTATATCAGTTACATATAATGATGCTGGTGACGGTACAGGTAAGTTAGATTTTGCTACCACAACTTCTTCTAGTTCAAGTCAAACTTTTGATGATAATGTAAAAGCTATATTTGGTACAAATAATGATGGTTTAGAGATTTATCATGATGGCAATAATTCAATAATTGATGACACAGGTACAGGTGATCTTTTACTGTTTGGTACATCTATAAAATTACAAAGGACAAACTCTACACCAGAAAGTTTGATGATAGAAGCTTTTGGTGGTAATGCAGTTAAATTATATTATGATGGTGCTTTAAAATTTGAGACAGATACAGCGGGTGCAAAGTGGAGTGGTGACTTATTTGCTGATGCCTTCACTAACAGTGGTGGAGGTAAAATCAAAATGGGGCCAAGTGGAGCCTTGCAGATTTATCACGATAAT